GCGCAGAACAGGATGGTTTTTCGGGGCTCTGCCGTTTAGCAGCCGTCGGCGCGGTGATGGCGCACCATCCCTTTCGGGATTCAGTATTCCTCTCTTTAGAACCTCAGTTTCGCGGACATGATCAACCCAATTGATTGGGTTGACAGTTCCACTTCTGTTCTTGCCGATTTGAGTTCGCTGATCGCCCTTATGCGACCTTACGGTTAGAGCGGAGTAACCATCGACGCATAAGCCATCAGTTCAGCCCTCCGTTCAGGATGAGGTCCACGACCGCGAAGGCGGCGATCTCCGAGAAGTTGGGCGTGTGATCTTCCGGTGCACGGTTGTTGTCGGCGACCATCGCTTTGACCTTCAGCCCGGCAAGGGTGGAACAGGGCGCGGCCAGGATGGCGCGCTCTATTTCACAGAGGCGCTCGTAGAGGCCGTCTTCCACGTCGGACGCCGCCTTGTGGCCTACCGCCGCCAAGATGCGCTGAGTGGCCTCTTCGTGGTCGTCGTAAGCCTTCAGCAGTTCGCGAGCGCGAGGTTCCAGGCGGGTGCTGGCCGCATTGTTACGGTTGCCGGTGTCGGGCAGCCACTTCTCCAGGTAGTCGTATCCGTGCGGGTTGAGAGGGCGCGACACCTGATGGTGAAGGCCGCCGAAGTCGAATGCGTCCTTTCTCGTGACGATCAGAGCGGGCGGCGGGCTGGGGCGCTGGGCCTTGAAGTCCTGATACGTCGCCTCGGAGCGGGCGGTGGCAGCCTTATAGTCGGCAACCACGCGCTCATATTTGGCGCCCAGCTCCAGCAGTTCAGCGTCGGGCTGCGAGGCAACGACGATGGCTGGGGCAGCGATGACAGCGACAGCAGCTGACGCCGCGAACAGATGACGACGGTTCAGCATGCGACCAACTCCCGAGCAGGGGCCGGGCGAACCGGAGCGGGGCGGGCGATGAGCGGGGCGGCACCGCGTCCGTTGAAGAACG